GCAGCCCTTTTTGGTATAATAGATTCCGAAAAGGGAGACTGCCCCCTTGGTGGTTGCAGGTTCTCGTTTCGTGATGTGGATAAGCTATCAGTGGCTTCGTGGTGGTTGCGGCTGGTAGCTTATTTTTTTTTTATGCCTTGATGTTCTCAACGTAGGATGCTACCCACTCGATACCCATGCGGATAACATCGACCTTTGAGATGCCCAATGCCTTTGCGCTGCTCTCCATGCTTGCGATCTGGCTCTCTGTGAGCCGAGTGCTTATCATGCGCAGCTTATCACGTTCCGAGGTTTCTGCTCGTCTTGCCAAGCCTATCACCTCGCTTTCGCTGAAACAAGTATAAAGCGTGAAAATATGCTTGTCAAGACCCAAAGTTTTACGGAAATGAAGTTTGGCAGAATTACTCCTTATTATAGAAAATTTTCTACCTGATTGTGATTAACTAAGTAAACATCCTTATACTACTCTAGTATGTATAAATACATACTAGAGTATATTTATATATAATATAAGCGCAAGCAAAGAAAGTCCAGAAATATCTTGACATCCAGAAATATCTTGATATAATAGAATCAAGAAAGGATGGCGAAGAAAAATGACGGCAAGTGAAGCGATAAAGGAAATTTTGAAATTGAAGGAATTGAACCAAGCGAAGTTAAGTGATATGCTTGACATTCCGCTTAAAACCTTGAATGAACGTCTAAGGCACAAAAACATTAGTGTCAACAAACTGGATGAAACACTAAGGGTTATGGGATACAAGATTATGGTAGTCCCTCGTGAGACAAAAGTCGAAAATGGGTTTGACATCAAGTGATGGGTGAAAAAAATGCGTTACTTCTTAGCTAGAGTGTCTAGTAAGGAGCAAAGCCTTGCAAGACAGCTTAAAATCGCACGAGATCGGTTCGACATCCCAGATGAGAATGTATTTTGTGATAAAATGACAGGCAGCAGCTTTGATCGCCCGCAATATAAACGATTGAAAGAGACTGTCAAGGCTGGGGATGAAGTCATCGTTAAGGAATTTGACCGATTCGGGCGTGACAAAGACGAAATGAAGCGAGAACTTCAATGGTTCAAAGAAAAAGGCGTGATTGTTCGCATTCTCGACATTCCGACCACGCTTATTGACTTCCAAGACCAGACATGGGTGCTGGAAATGGTAAACAACATCCTTATTGAGGTTTTGGGCGCGGTAGCTGAACAGGAGCGCAAGAAAACCAAGCAGCGTCAGGCAGAGGGTATAGCTGCCATGCCTATTGTTGATGGCAAAAGAGTGTCGGCCAGAACAGGCCGTAGCTTTGGCAGACAGGAAAAGCAAGTTGACGAGCAGCAGTTTGAAAGCCTATTAAAACAACAGCAAAAAGGCGAAATTACCGTGAAAGAGTGCTGCAAGCGGCTTGGCATCGGAAAATCTACTTGGTATGAACGTGCTGAAAGATACGCAAATAAAAATAGCGGCAGCCCAACCACAAGCCACCGCTAAGAGTACACCAAACCAACCAAAACAGGAAAAAGAATGGTGCAACCACAGTATACCATTCTTTTGGAGGAACATCAATATGAGTAAGAAACAAAAGATGGATTTAACTGAAAAGCTAGAAAATATTCATGGCGGTAATTTGATTGTTCAAGATGGAACAACAAAGCTGCGTTCAATTTTTGATTTTGTGAAATACGAAGAATTGTTTGCTTTTGTTGAAGGATGTAAATTAGCAAATTCCATTCTGATTTTTGAAAATGAAGGATTGACCATTAAACCAACTGAATCAAACTTAGGGCAGAATATCCAGTTGGCTATGTATGCCAGCATTTGCGAAGATAGCACGATGGTAAAACAATATCTTGATTACATTATGAAAGTTGGTTGTAATGGCAAACGTGAGCCGACATTATATAAAGAATGACGCTGCCAAGCAGCTTGGCGTGACCCGCCAAACATGGTATCGGATTGCTGAACAGAACAGGTGAAAGGAGAAAGAACCTATGGATAAGTGGAACAACAGGAACTCGTATGATTGGCTTGCAGGGGCGGTCGTTGGACTGCTTACCGGGTTCTTCATCGTAGTTGTGGTTGCGAGGTGCGTTCTGTGATACTTAGTGACAACATGAAGCACCTGATCGACACGCTAAACGCCTATGAGCCTGACCTTCCGAATGGATTCTATTCTGTAAAAGCCCTGCAAGACAAGCTGGAATTTACGGGACAGTTCGTTCTTGAATCCCTCGCCAACGATGGGTTGATACGCTGGGGTGACACACAGCACACAGCATTCTGGCTGTTGGAACGTGCAAGGAACTACAAGAAAATCCACAAGCTGGAAAAGATTGAACAGTGGAAAGAACGTGGGATAGGATTTGCTTGCGGCGTTCTGACCAGCGTTGTTGCAGGGCTGATTAGCATTGTGCTAGCTGGCGTTTTCAGTTGACATTGTTCGCGACCTAGAATAAAACCGAATATTTGATTTTTGTGCAGTTGTAGGCACTCTTTACATTTTCAGGTAGGGGGTGCCTATTTTTTTATGCAGCCAAAGCAGTGTATTGCCATCATTGACAGCATCAAAGCGTATGCAAAGCAGAATCCGACCGAAGCACAGGTCTATGAGGACTGGTTTCAGGCGGTGGTGAACCTGAGAGACGCTCTGCCGCAGGACAAGCGGTTCGATGCCTACAAATACTCTGGTGAGCTGCGCTCTGTCTGCGCATCCATGATGGGAAAGATGAAAACAGGCGAGGACGTGGCGAAAGTCTATGACATTATCGGTCGGACGTACCTGTTTGAAGCGAAAGATATGTTCGACAGCTATTGCATCTACCTTGAATGGAATCGTGCGCCGGAAAAGAAGTTCTATCAGCCGAGAAGAAAAGTGCTTCTGACGCTGGTTCGTGACCTAGAGGACTTGTTTTTCCATCGTGTAGAATTTCTTGGCGTTAGTCAGCCCCCGCGTACTGGAAAAAGTACGCTCTGTATATTTTTTATAACATGGCTGATGGGCAACCGCCCTGATGTTGCATCGGTTATGAGCGGACATTCTGACAAGCTGACAAATGGCTTCTACGGAGAAGTACTTTCTATCATCACTGACCCTGTGACTTACAACTGGGGTAAAATCTTCCCTGACGTTCAGCTTGTGGACAAAAGCGCAAAGGACGAAAGCGTTGACTTGAACAGAAAGAAACGTTTCCCCACCCTGACTTGCCGCTCTATTGGTGGTACGCTGACTGGTGCTGTTGAAATCGGTGAGGGTGGCGTTCTGTACAGCGATGACTTGATCGAGGACTTGGAGGAAAGCCTGAACGTTGAGCGTCTGAACAACAAGTACGATGCCTATCTGAACCAGCTGAAAGACCGTAAAAAGCAAGGCGCATTGGAACTGATGGTCGGCACACGCTGGAACGTGCTTGACCCTCTTGGACGTATCCAGAATCAGTATGCAGACAACCCGAAGTACCGCTTCCGGGTGATTCCTGCTGTGGATGAGAACGGACATAGCAACTTCAATTATGACTATGGCGTTGGATTTGACGATGCCTACTATGCCGATATGAAAGCCAGCATTGACGATGCAACATGGTGGGCAAAGTACATGGGCAAGCCCTATGTGCGTGAAGGCCTGCTGTTTCCTGCCGATGAACTGCGGTATTTCAACGGCGTTCTGCCTGACGGAGAACCTGATCGCAAGCTCATGGTCATGGATATTGCATGGGGCGGCGGAGACTTCACTGCCTGTCCTATTGCCTATGTGTACGGAGATGCCGTGTTCATTCCAGACCTTGTGTTCAACAACGGCGATAAGACCGTGACCAGACCGGAAGTCGTGGGCAAAATCATTCAGCACAAAATCAATGTAGTGCGTGGCGAAGCCAACAATGGCGGTGACGAATATTGTGACGTGGTAGACAGCCAGCTCCGGCAGCAAGGTTATCACTGCTCTGTCCGCAGCCAACGTGCGCCCAGCGGTCAAAGCAAGCTGTCCAGAATCATCCAGTACGCACCGGACATCAAACGGTTCTATTTCCTTGACGAGAAGCACCAGTCGAAAGAGTACAAGGCGTTCATGGAACAGGTCACGATGTTCACGCAGCTTGGCAAAGTTCCGCACGATGATGCACCTGACAGCCTGGCACAGCTTGCCGATGAACTGTATAATGGAATCAGCAAAATTGAGCCTGTCAAGAGGCCGTTTTAATAATTTCCCTAAATAGCCGGGTGCGTAGGCATTAAAATTTGATTTGTCTATTGACATGGCTTACAATAGTACCAGGAAGATTTGCAGCTTCCTCTAGGTATTGCGTTGGCGAGATTTTTAAGTCATTTTTACTCGTCATTTGTTGTGTAATACCCTCCTTTCTTACTCACCCACGACAGCCGCCTTTCTCTGTCGTGGGGATTATATGTTGCGTTTCCGAGTGGACGGAACGTTGTTTGTACTCCCCCAATTGACACGAAGCGGTTCAAACCCGCTACGCAGCACAACCATCCTCTTGCTTTGCATGGGATTTCTCTTTTTGACACCTCACCGCTATTCCCGGCTCTCAATGCAAAAGGCTTTTTTGAATTTTCTCCTTTTGCAAAGAGCAGCGGTAAAGTAAGCCGGGTCTATCGCGGAGTGGAGCAGTCAGGTAGCTCGCTTGGTTACCAAGAGGTCGCTGGTTCAAATCCAGCTTCCGCGTCCGAATCGCAGTCCGAACCATTGCCTGTCCGGCAAACAGAAAGACTGTGAAGGTTTTCCGGGGCGGAAAATAGCACGGCTGGAAGTGCGAACAGTTTCCCAGTAGCTTCTGACAGGTCTGTGCTCAACAGCCTGTTTCCAGAAATCCAACGAAAGGAGCGCTCATGCTAGTTAGAATCTGTTGCCCTTGTATCAGGCAAAACCCAATCTATAAGAACGTCCGTTGCAACCGTTATCTTGGCGAAGTAGACGGACGATACCATTTCAAGTGCGACAGATGCAAGGGTGTTATCGAAGGAGACACAAGGGAAGGATGGGTAAAAATCATCCATCCTCCAGAAAAGTGAATAGCTTTTGAAGCGCAGTTTTGGCGCAGTGAGATAGACCTTAACAGGTTTGTCTTGCTGCGCTTTTTATTTTGCCGGAAAGGAGGAAAACATGGCTGAGTATCAGATGGTTGTTGGCGGCTTTTTGAATGAGCCGCTGACCGGACGTAGACCGATTGAAACGCCGGAGACGGAAATCAATCAGACGAACGTGCTGAAAGTGGTCATGGGCAAGGCAGAGCCTATTCATCTGCTGAACAAAAACGAGATTCGCTTTCTACACAACTACTACTTGGGTAGCCAGCCTGTCCTCCACCGCACGAAGGAGTACCATGCTGAAATCACCAACCGAATTGTAGAGAATCACGCCAACGAGTGCGTTGGCTTCTACACAGGCTACATGAGCGGCACTCCCTGCTCTTATGTGCGGTCTGAAACGGCGACAGGTGACGGCGAGGAAATTGCCCGCCTGTCCAATGCCTTGCAGTATGAGGGCAAGGATGCTCTTGATCGGCGGCTCTGGCAGTGGATGTTGGAGTGCGGACAGGGATACCGCATTGTTCTCCCCGACAAGGGGTACAACGGCAACTACCCGGACGAAACACCCCTGCTGGTGGATGTTCCAGACCCGGATATGGCGTATGTGATTTACAACTCCGGCATCGGCCACAAGCCCATCGCCAATGTTCTACACATCCCACGCAATTATCAGAATGACCTGAACGACCTGATTTGCGTATATACGCCAAACCAGTACTTTGAAATCGACAACGGCAAGGTCACAAAGTCGGAGAACCATTCTCTCGGAATGCTGCCGATGGTCGAATACAAGCTGAACCCGGAGCGCATGGGTTTGTTTGAACCTGCTATCCCTGTGTTGGATGCCATCAACGATCTTGAAAGCAACCGTTTGGACGGTGTGGCACAGTTCATTCAGTCCATCATGGTGTTTACCAACTGCCTTGTGGATGATAACGCACTGAAACAGGTCAAGGAACTGGGCGCAATGTGCTTGAAATCTACAACCAGCTTGCCCGCTTCTGTTTCTCAGATTGCAAACGAGCTTGACCAGCAGCAGAGCCAGACCTTGCTTGATTCCATGTTGAACGTGTACCGCAGTCTGACTGCCATGCCTAGTGCTACTGGTAGCGAGAATGCAACGTCCGACAACGTGGGCGCAGTTATTGTCCGTAATGGCTGGAATCACACCGAAGCAAGGGCGCAGCAGTACGAAAATATGTTTAAGTATGCTGAGCGCCAAAGCCTGTCTGTGATGCTGAAAATCCTGCGTGATACGGCTGGTTCTAAACTGATGGCGAGTGACATCAACATCAAACTGCCGCGCCGCCAGTACGATAACCAGCAGAGCAAGGTTCAGATTTTCGCACAGATGATTCAGCAGCCAATTGACCCGCAGCTGGCGTTCACCACGCCTGGTCTGTTCCCTGACCCGCAGGCTGCTTACGAGATGAGCAAGCCCTTCCTGATTGCCGCTGGCAAGCTGGGCGAGGATGGAAAGGCACCGAAGCCGCAGAAACAGCCCACAGACCATATTGTTGACACCAACAATATGGTCAATGAACAGGCTGACGCAAAGAACGGAGGAGAAAAATGAATTTTGCAAGTGCTTTGTTTGCTCTTAAACGAGGGCGCAAAATTAAGCGTCATCATTGGACTGGTTATTGGTGCTTGGGGTCTAAAGATTCTAAGAAACCTTATGTCGAGATGCACTGCTACGATGGCAAGATTGTAAATCTTGCTGATTCAGAAGACATTCTGTACACCATGGAAAATATGGCGTGTGACGACTGGGAAATCATTGATGAGCGGATAGAGAAAAAAGATAATGCGTGATTTTTGGAAACAGTTGTTTTGCAAACATGACTATACGCTTTCTCGTTGGCATTGGACGCACGGCATCAACGGAAACGAACCACGAGAAATGGAGTGCGAGTATATCTGCACGAAATGTGGGAAATTCAAATGGACACACCCTGACCGAAATTCGGCGCGAGAAAAATCTATTTTGGACAGTGGCATTGAACCGTACAAGAGAATTTATCCAAAGGAATAAAGAATCACCCAGAATTTTCGGGCTGATATATTCCGGCAGGGAAGCCGGGATACAAATTTCGCAGCGTTGCAGGGAAGCAACGGTAAAAAAACGCAGGAGGAAATTAACGATATGAAACTCAATGTGTTGCTTGGTGATGCCTACAAAGAGGGCATGACCGCCGATGAAATCATTTCTGCGATTGAAAAGGTTGCAGACCCTAACGCAGAGATTGAGAAGCTGCGTAACGCCGTGACGAAAGCCAATGGCGAAGCTGCTGAGTACAAGAAGCAGCTCAAGGCAAAGCGTACCGATGACGAGAATGCCGCACAGGAACAGGCTGACAAGCTGGCAGAGATGCAGAAGCAGATTGAAGCCCTGACTGCTGACAAGGAGAACCTCGTCAAGGAAAAGACCCTTGCATCTTACCGTGAGAAGTTCGTTGCACAGGGTTATGACGCTGAACTTGCCAACAAGGCTGCATCTGCACTGGCTGACGGTGACATGGACAAGGTGTTTAAGTTCCAGTCGGAGTTTATGACTGCCCACGACACCGCATACAAGGCTTCTTTGCTGAAGGATATGCCCACACCTCCGGGTGCGGATGGCAATGGTGACGGCGCAGATAGCGCAGGTGTTTCCTTTGCTAAACGCTTTGCAAAGGAGCGTGCAGACGCAAACAAGGCATCGAGTGACGCAATGACTGCTTTCCATTAAGGAGGAAAACATGAAGTACACCAATACTCCGGTATCGGCTCCTGAAAGCACTATTCTGGCTGCTGATACCTACGTTGCCATTCCCTTTACCGTCAAGGAGACCAATGCTGTTCCGGCTGGTTATCCTATGGCAAAGACTGGCCTGAAAGCTGCTGCCACTACTGGCACTAGTGCTGCTGATGCGGCTACCGATGCCATTGGCATTCTGCTGCATACTGTTGACCCCGCTGTCAACCCCAATGGCGCACTGCTGATTCAGGGCGTTATTGATGTGGACAAGGCAAAGCTGTCTGGCTTTACCTATTCTGCAAACGATATTGCCGCTCTGAAAAAGGCTGTTCCAGCCGTTTTCTGCCGTACCGATGTTGGCGGAAAGAGCGAGTAAGGAGGACTAAATTATGGCACTGAATCTGAATGAAATCTTCTCCCCTGCTGCGATTGCCGCCTACTGGACGAATGACCCGACCAATGCGCAGCCCTATGCTTCTGATGCCCTGTTCCCTGCTCGCAAAAAGGTCAGCATGGAACTGAAGTGGCTGCGTGGTCACAAGGGCGTTGGCGTTTCGCTGAAGCCTAGCGTGTTCGACGCTAAGGCTACGTTCCGTACTCGTCAGGGCATTAAGATGACCGAGACCAATATGCCGTTCTTCCGTGAGGGCACTCACATTGATGAGGAAGACCGCCGCAAGATCATTTCTGTTTTGGCTACCAATCAGGAATTTGCGGCAGACGTTATCAATCGTGTCTACGATGATACCGCACAGCTTATTACTGGTGCTCGCATTGTGCCTGAGCGAATGGTGTGGCAGCTTCTGGCTCCTAAGACTGGCAAGCCCGGCATCTCCATCGAATCTAACGGCGTGAGTTACGTCTACGATTACGACCCTGACGGCACTTGGCAGCAGTCCAATTACAAGGCTCTGGCTACCAAGGAGAAGTGGGATGCTCCTACTACTGCAACCCCCATCGCCACGATGACCACTGCTGCAAACACTGTGCTGGCAAACACTGGTGAGATTATCACCGATGCCTACATGAACACCAACACTTTCCACAAGATGATTGCTGCGGATGAAATCAAGAACCGGTTCCTGACGGTTATGAAGACCGCCACCGCCGTTCTGGTTGATTCCGAGGCACGTTCCGTTATCGAAGTCGCATCCGGTATTCGCATCCATCTGTACGACAAGATGTTCAAGCCGGAGGAGACCGCTGCTGCCGAAAAGTATCTGCCTGATGGCTATGTCGTGCTGGCTCCTTCTGGCTCTCTGGGCAATATGTACTATGTTGCCACTCCTGAGGAAGCCGACCTGATGGCTGGCATCTCCAACGCACAGGTCTCCGTTGTGAATACTGGCGTTGCTGTTACCACCGAGCAGACCGTGCATCCTGTCAACACCAACATCTACGTCTCTGAAATCGTCCTGCCGTCCTTTGAGCGCATGGACGCTGTGTACTGCATCAAGGCTTACTAAGGCGAAAGGAGGGAAGCAGCATGGGAGATCAGTATTCCGAAGCGGTAGTCAAGCTGGGGCAGTACATCGCCCCTGCACTTGACCGTGAAATCACGGACGAGGACTACCCACTCTTCGACCTGCTGCTTGATTTTGCCAAAGACAAGATATTTGCACAGGGTTACCCCTTCGGCAACAGACCGGACGAGCTGCCCTCGCAGTATCAGTCGTTGCAGATACGCATTGCAGCGGAACTGTACAACCACATCGGCGCAAACGGACAGACGAGCTACACCAACAATGGCATTACTCGTGTGTGGGAAAGTTCTGATGTGGCGCAGTCTCTGCTGAATGAAGTGGTTCCGAGAGTAGGTGTTATCGGCTGATGTTCAATGGTAGCCCGCTGGATAAACGCCCGCTGTGGTATTCAAACCCGGTCGGCGAAAAAACACCTGTTGTGGACGAATGGGGCAACGAGACTGGCGAATCCGCATACGAATCGTGGAGCGAACCCACAAAGCTGATGCTGAACGTCAGCCCTCCTACTGGTTCTGCGGAAGCAAACCCTTTTGGAGCATTTACGGATTACAGCTGCGTTGTCAGTTCGTCCAGCAAAAAGCGCAATACGCCGCTTTATGAAGGAACGCACGTTTGGTTTCAGACAGACGTTTCAAAGCCCTTCAATTACACTGTGGTCAAGGTCGCAGAGCATATTACAGACACGTTATATGCGCTAAAAGAGGTGGCTGCAAGTGAAAATTAAAGCGAGGTTGAGCGATGCCGGACTTCGTGATGCGGAACGTCAGATACAGGAGTACAAGACCACCCTGAACCAAAAGGCGCAGGAGTTTGCAAAGGCGCTAGCGCAAAAAGGCATTGACGTTGCGACTGTGCGGTTTGCTAACGCACAGTATGCTGGTGACAATGACGTAACAGTTGAGCATGACCCGGTACAAACGCCAAATGGCTTTGCAATCGTAGCGCATGGTAAGTCAGTTGCGTTCATCGAGTTTGGCACTGGAGCACACCACAACGGATATGGCGGTGAACTACCGCCCGGCGTTGGGGCGCATGGCTCCTACGGAAAAGGACAAGGCGCAAACCGCAGATGGTACTACTACGGTGACACCGGCAACGCCGGAACCTATGTGGATACCGTTCCCGGCAAGGGGCAGTTGAATTATACCGACGGCAACGAGCCAGCTATGGCTATGTGGGGGGCTGTTGAAGAAATGGCTTCTCAGGTCGAAGCGACGTGGAGGGAGGTTTGGAGTAGTTGATTGATTATTTCAATTCTATCTTCACGGCTGTTGCTAAGGAATTGCGAAAGCAAGTGCCCGGCATTTTCGTTACTGGCGAAATCAATGACAGCAACGTCAAGAAGTTTCCGTGCGTGCAGATAGAGGAAAACAGCAATCTTCCTGTGCATATTGATTCTGCTGGTCACAGCAAGTACGCCGCTGTTTCCTTGCGTGTGCGTGTCTACTCCAATAAGAACGCCGGACGCATTGCAGAAGCACGTTCCATCGTTGGAATCGTGGATTCTGTTCTTGAACCGCTTAAATTTTATCGCAAATCGTTTGCCCCGTTGAATGGGCTGTACAACAATTCCGTCTATCGGATTGATTGCAGCTACGGGGCAACAATCGGAGAGGACGGAATGATTTACCGAAACTAAGGAGGTAAACATTCTATGAGTACTGCTATCTCCGGTCTGAATACCACCCTGTATTGTGGCGACAGCGCAACCGCTCTGACGAAGCTGTGCGACATCAAGGATGTGCCCGACCTGATCTCCGAGCCTAACCTTCTGGATGCCACCACCTTGTCTGACCCCATGCAGGTCAACATCTTCGGCATCATCCAGAGCGACACCAAGTCCTTTACTGCCAACTACAACAAGGCCGACTATACGAAGGTCAAGACCGCTGGCTATGATGAGACTTCCGAGAGCAACGCCGTAAAGTACTACGCCCTGAAGATGCAAGACGGCTCCGGCTTCACTTGGCAGGGTATGCATCAGGTTGGCTTGTCCGGCTTTGGTGTGGACGAGGTTGTGGAAATGACCATCAACTGCATCTTCACCAAGAAGCCTGAGTTTAGCGAGACCCTGACTGTCACTGGCGGCTAAACCGCAAAAATCGAATCAATCAAACCGGGCAGAACTGAACAACGGATTTGGTTCTGCCCCTATTTATAAAGGAGAGCATTTATTATGGCTGCTAAGGTTATCAACTTTCATTCCCCCGATGGCAAGAACACTTACGAGCTGACCTTCACTCGTGACAGCGTGGAAGCTGCTGAGCGTGCAGGTTTTCAGATTGGCCAGTATACCCAGATGACCAATCTGCTGTCCAACTCTCGTGCCCTGTTCTACGGCGCTTTCATTGCTCGGAACAAGGGCATCAGGCGCAAGGTCACTGACGAGATGTTCCAGCACATCGAAGAGAAGGAAGAGCTGATGAACGCTTTGCTTGAGATGTTCATGGACGCTTCCAAGTCCCTGCTGGCAACTGACACTGAGGACAAGACCGCAAAAAACGCAACGTGGGAGATTGTGTAACCGCACAATCTCAGGAAGCAGACGGAGAGGGGGAACCGTTCTCCTTCTCCAAGCTGTTCCACGATGTAGAAGCCTATTACATCTCCATTGGTATGACCTACGAGCAGTTCTGGCACGGTGATGTCTGGCTGGCGAAGGTTTACCGTGACGCAGAGGAGCTGCGGGAACGCAGAGCCAACGCTGAAGCGTGGAGAAATGGCTTTTACATGGCATCCGCGCTTTCCTCTACGGTTGGCAATATGTTCCGAAAGAAAGGGTCTAAGCCCATCAAGTACATGGATAGACCGATTCCCCTGACTCAAAAGGAGAAAGACGAGTATGAATACCAACGCGCAGTTGAGGCGCAGGAGCGAATCAAGAGAATGATGTTCTCTATGATGGAAAGTGATGGTGGTAGTGATGGCTGATGTTGATATTACGAGCTTATCCGTAGAGATTTCTGCGGAATCGCAGGGCGCAGAGCTTAATATCGACAAGCTCGCTACCGCCATTTCTAATTTGCGGACAAAAGGCAACGTGGCAAAGGTTGTGAACAGCCTTGACAGGCTGGCCGGTTCCATTGCAGCGCTGAAACAGGCATCCGCTGGAATGTCTGGTCTGGACAAAATCACCAGCTTTCTAAATGGGCTTTCCAACGTCAACACGACTGCAAGCGCAAAGAGCATCAACACGGTCGTGAATGCAATCAAGAAGATTCCTGCGGCTGTGTCTGGCTTGAACGGCGTGGACTTTTACTCCATGTCTGGAAGCATTACTCAGCTTACTAACGCTTTGGCTCCACTGTCCATTTTGGACGCATCGAGCCTTAAAGCTCTTGGCAGTGCTTTCAATGCAATCGGAAAGGTTCCTGACCTAACCGACAAGCTGAAAGCGACAGACCTTGATTCTTTTGCAAGCTCTTGTCAGAAGATTTCCGCCGCCCTCACTCCTCTTGCATCTCAGCTTGACAAGGTGGGCAACGCCTTTGCAAAGCTCCCTCCGCAGTTGAGCAAAGTTGTGACACAGGCGAACCGTGTGACCGCAGCCAACGAAAAGCAGCGCAAGAGCTATCTTAGCCTGTCCAATCAGATGAACGGCTTTATGCGAAACATGGCAAAGCTGGTTTCGCTGAAAGCCGTTGCTGAGTATCTTGGCAACGCTGTTGCGAAGTTTAACGACTTCTATGAAGCGACAGACCTGTTTCATAATGCTATGGGCAATCTGAGCGGTGAAGCCGATACGCTCATTAGCAAGATGCAGGGCTTGCTTGGCGTTGACCCGACCAAAGCGATGACCTACATGGCTACCATTCAGAGCTTGGGTACTTCGTTTGGTCTGGCCAGCGACAAAGCATACGTTCTGTCCAAGAACCTGACTCAGCTTGCTTATGACGAAGGTTCCTATTGGAACAAGGACGTTGCAGAGACCTTTACCGCAATGTCCTCCGCAATCTCTGGCGAGATTGAGCCTATTCGCCGTTTGGGCATTGACCTGACTCAGGCACGCTTACAGCAGGAGCTTCTTGCTTTGGGTTTTAACAAGCAGGTTTCTAGTCTGTCTCAGGCAGATAAGGCGGTTCTGCGTTACATTGCCATTATGAAGCAGACTGCCAACGTACAGGGCAACCTTGCACAGACCATCCAAAGCCCTGCGAACCAGATCAAAATTCTGAAAGCGCAGCTGGATATGTTGGCGAAGTCTGTTGGCTCTCTGCTCTACCCTGCCCTGAAATCCATTCTCCCCCCGCTGATTGCCGCTGTGCAGCTCATTCGAGAGTTTGTTGAATGGGTGGCAAAGCTGATGGGCGTGAAGGTCGTGTTCACTGATTTCACAAAGAGCGCTGACAGCGTTGGCGGTATCGGTGACGCAATGGATGATACAGCCGATTCGACAAAGAAAGCTGCCAAAGCCCTCAAAGACTACACGATGGGTTTTGATGAGCTGAACATCATTGACCCCACACAGGGAAGTTCTGGCTCTGGCAGTGGTGCATCTGCTGGCAACCTCTTGGGCGATGTAGACCTGTCCGGCTACGATATGTTCAAGAACTATGTTGGCACATCTATTGATGAGATCAAGGAAAAAGTAAAAAAACTTCTTCCAATTATTGCAGGTGTTGCAGCCGGATTTGCCGCTTGGAAAATTGCTGATTTTCTTTTTAGCCAGTTAAACAATGTCCACGGGTTAGCTTACAAATTGGGGCAGGTTGTTGGAGAATTACGAAAGAAGTTAGGGCTTGTCAACCCTGAACTTGCTGTAATTGCTGGTACTGTGGCACTAATTGTATGGCGTTTTGTGGACTTGTATCAGAACAGCGAGAAATTCAGAATCGGTCTGCAAAGAATAAAAGACCTTATTGAGCTTGCTGCACTTGGATTCTCTCAGGGATGGAATATTTCTCTTACTGAAGGAAAACTTGGACAATCCATTGAGCATTTAAAAGAATCCATTAAAATACTCGCACAGCAAATTCTCGACCTTCTGCCTGATGAATGGAAAGAAAGCGCTTCTAACGCATTTGAAACAATCCGACAAGTCGTAAAGAAGTTGGACTTGGATTTAGGAGATTTGGCTCTAACCTTAATTGTAATTGGATTGATTATCAGCGGTCATCCTGTAGCTGGTCTCGCCGTTATCGGATTTGAAGCCGTTTCTGTTGCGATTCGCGGATTAGGTAGCGAAAGCGAAAAAGAGTCTTTTGGCTTAAAATCCGATTGGCATAGCGCTTTTCAACAGCTGGGAATTGACGCTGGAAACATGGCATCCTTCTTTGTTGACGGGTTTGCTCAAATCGTGGATAGCATTTCTGATTTTATTCGTTGGATTAAAGACGGAATCAGTGAATCTGAGCGTTTAGATGTCACGATGAATAAAACCCTGTTCCCGAATGCGCTTCTTGGTTTGGCTGACCTGATTGCGGATATCGAAACTTTTGTTCGTTGGGTTAGCAAAGGGCCGACTGAGGCTGAACGCCTTGACGTTTCAATGAATCAAGGCTTCATTGCCAATGCCCTTCTTGGCTTAGCAGATTTGATTTCTGATATCGGAAGCGTGATTGATTGGTTTGTCCATTTGGACGACCATATCAAATCAGCCGGAGAATCTTTTGCAAAGTTCTTGGATGGAGTAGAAAACTGGGCGGCTGAAGCAGGAAAAGCTGCTGCCAACATGGTGAATGCAGTTGCAGATGCAATCGCTTCCCTACCCGCAAAAATGTATGAAGCCGGAAAAAACGTTTGGCAAGGCCTTGTAAAAGGAATTCAGAGCGGAATCAGCAATGCAACTGGAGCGGCTGCAAATCTTGCCAAAGCCGTCATCGATAAGTTCACCACTGAGACTGATATCCACTCCCCTTCCAAGCTATTTGAACAATTTGGTATCTACATCGACCAAGGCCTTGCAAACGGCATCACTTCGGCTATCCCCTACGCCTCCACTGCTATGCAGGGCGTTGTAGATGCTGTGCAGGGGAAAGGCAATGAGCTGATTAACACCGGTTCTACTCAGGCTACCAACTACGTTGCCGGGTTCTTGAACGGCCTTGATACTACATGGCAGCAGATTGATTCCAGCTTGCAAAACGATTTCTTCGGCAGCATTGGCACTCTGTGGGATGCGATTTCTAACGGAGACCTTGAAAAGCTCGGCACATGGGCCGCTTCCTATTTCTATCATGCAATGGATGATGAGCAGCGAAAGCAAATCAAGTCCATTGCTGATAACAGCTTGCAGTGGCTGACGCAGGGGTTGAGCAGTGTTTGGAACAACATTGCTGGTATGGCTTCTAGCTTTATCAGTCAGTTCGTTCCTTCTGCTATGGCCGCAACGTCCGCTCAGACAAGTTTGAACATTGCAATGGATGCAAACCCTGTTATGCTGGTTATTTCCCTGATTGGCATGTTGGTTGGCGCTCTTGTCAATTTTGCCAATAAGAACAAGAGCATCGCTTCGTTCCTGTCTAATCTTTGGTATGGAATCGGCGATTTCTTCTCGATTGTTTTTGAGGGGATTCTCCGCGTTCTCGGAACGGCAATTCAAGGCATTGTTGCTGGAATAAATGCTTTAATTGACGCACGCAATTTCTTTAATCCCTTTGATAAATGGGGGCATATCAGCAACCCTCTTTATGATTGGGCTGACAATGTTGCGAGTAGTCGTGCGGAAAGCCAACGTAAACGTCAAGAAGCGGCCAATAGTGGCTTTGACGATTCCAAAGACCCAACTAACTACGAACAGCAGTACAAAGAACTGCTGGAAAAGTACAAAAATGGTTCTTACCCAGGAACGAAAGAATGGGATAAGAACAATGGTACGTCCTCCGGTTCTTATGGCGGCACCACCAGCGTAAATGTCAACATCAACGAAGAGGAAATACGTGAATCTGTTTACAATGGCACTTACAACGCATTCCTCGATATCTTCCAGCGGTATGGTGATGAACTAACCGGTGGCAAGGAACTCAAAATTTACCTTGACGGAAAGCAGATCACAGCATCCGTTGAGAAGCGGCAGAACGCCCGTGGGCAGTCTTTGATGGGCAGTGAAGTTTATAGCTACTAAGGAGGTGGCGGTTTATGGCAATCCCAGCACTGGTAACGGTAAATGGCGTAGACTTGCCGGAACCTTCTTCTTACGAAGCGACCACTAGCACCATCGTGGATTCTGGACGAAACGTTCAAGGCAAAGTAGTTGGCTCTGTTGTGCGGCATGATGTAGCAAAGGTGTCCCTGAAGTGGAACTACCTTACCGCACAACAGTGGGCCGCTATTCTCAGCCTGTTCACGACACGATTTTACTGTTCTGTTCGCTTTTATAACCAGGCAAAGGCCGGATATGACATGCGGCAGATGTACGTTTCAGACCGAACATCTGGTATGTGGCGGCGTGGGCCTAAAACTGGTAATGTGATGGGTTGGACGGATTGCTCGATTGCGCTTGTGGAGGTATAGCCTATGGTACAACCTTCTCAGAAGTGGCTTGACAAGTTTTCCGAAACGCTTGTGCCGGAGATGTTTGTACGCATCACCTATGGCGTTACAGAACCCGGTTTGCAAGAAGACGCGATTCCTAGCACAAACGGCGAAACGTTCTTTAGCAATGTATCTTCTATCGTTGACAGTGAATCTCACACTTATACAAAATATTCTACCGGTGAATTAAATTTCACTGTTTTGGACGGTAATTATACCTTGCTTGATAGAAGCGTAAAATCTCAGGAGGCTGGTTATGTTAGCGAAAATTGTGTTTCAACTTCAAACCACCCGATTATTACGCTCTCGTTCAGCAAAGTTCATACCGTGACCATTCCTGGCATTACCATCACATGGTCGTCAACGTTCAATGAATGGCCGACAAGTTTCAAGCTGACCGCTTATTCTGGAAGCGCAGTCGTGTCCACAAAAACAGTGTCGGATAATTCCTCTATCACCACTGACATTGACTGGGAAATTGCAAATTACGATTCTATTTCCATTCAAATCTTGTCGTGGTGCTTGGAAAATCGTCGCGCAAGGGTTGAGCAAATAAAGATGGGCCAGTTCATTGTGTTTGAGAAGAAAGATATTTTTTCGTACAAGCACGATTCCACAAGAGACCCGATCAGCGGCCAACTCCCGAATGATAGCATCACTTTTACGGTGGATAACAGCACGCAAAAGTGGAACCCGATCAACCCGGAAGGTCTTTACAAATACCTGTATGAGCGCCAGCCTATCTCTGTGGAGTACGGCATGGACTTGGACGGAACGGTAGAATGGATTACAGGCGGCAAGTTCTTCTTGTCTGAGTGGAGTGTTCCTTCTAATAGCATTGAAGCAAGCTTTACGGCCCGTGATGCTTTTGGCTATCTGATGGTTTCTAACTATACAGGAAGAATGTATGGCACTCTTTATGAGATGGCCTACGATGCGTTGGAACTTTTGAGTGATAACGTGGCAACGTTTCAGATTTCCGATGAACTGAAAAATTATAGCACAGATATCACAAGTCAGGACAAAAGCAATTATAAGGGCTCGGATATTTTGCAGATGGTTGCTAACGCAGCTGGTATGGCAACATATCAAACCAGAGAAGGTGTGATTGTAATTGGACGCATTCCTGATATCTCCACTGCAAAAGCAAACCTTGCCGGTGAAATCGACATTGTCAATAACTTCAACTGGCCTGAAATTGCGTTCTCTTCCCCTTTGAAAAATGTGACTTGTTCGATTGATGTAAAATCTTCCGATGGTTCGAGCACTACAAGCAAAACGTATTCTTACCCAGAAAACCCAACAAAGAGCGGAGCAACGCAGACTGTTAGTAATGAAATGTTGTCTCAAAGCGTTCTCAGCCAGAGCAGGAATATTTTGACAGAAGCATACAAGGTGCTTTCTAACCGCCGCAAGGTCACATTGAAATATCGTGCAAGCCCACATTTTGATGCTTTGGACTATGTTCTTGTTCATCACCAGTTTGGCTATTCCTCTGTACTGTTGACTACGAGCTTTTCTTATCAGTACTCCGGCTGTTTTCACGGGACGGTCGAAGGGTATCTCTTGGAAGGAGCTGATGTTCGTTGACCCGGTGGATCACAGACAGAACCGATGATGATGTTGCGCAAGTCAAGGCGCTTGCATTGAAAGCAAAAGCAGGAACGTGGACAGAGAAAGAGCAGGCAGAATGGGCCGCTGGCATGAAGGGCGCTCTGAGCTATATGGACTACAACCGCATTGAAGGTGGAATCCAAGAGATTGCATCCATCTTGAACGCATCTGTTTCGGTAAAAACCGATTGGGATGTAAATGGATACCTGACTGTTTCGGATGCTTCTCGTTGGCTTTCCAATATCAAAGCAATTCGATCTTTGTGCAGCGGCAAGAATGATACCCCCGAAACCCCCGCTTCCCTCAATTACCTGCACTATACGATTATCAATCAGGTCGAAGAAATTCTACTTGATATCGAAACGATAGCCAATAACCATCTAATCTACTGCTCAGAGCCGGTCTGTGGAGGTGAACCTTACTATGCACTTTGTTGACCGAGAAGCAAAGTATCCGAACCGATGGACAATGAAAAAGTCTGACGGCACATCGGAAGTTGTCACACTGGTTCGCAACGACGAGCCTATCGTTGAAGGCACTCCTATGAATGCTGAAACGCTGAACGCCCTTTCAGATGTTGCAGGCGCAGACATTGCGAGGATTGCCGCTGAAAAAGCAGAGCTGAATGCAAAACTGTCCGAAGTAAATGCTAAAACGTCCGAACAAGAGTCGCAGAAGCAAGCCGAAAGCTCCGCTGAAAGCGCTCGCCTTGCAGAACAAAGCGCTAATAAAGGTGGTTGGATGAACTTTGAACAGAAAAACGGCATTCTTTATATGGTTAAAAGCGATAGCTTGACAGAAGTAAATATGCAAGACAACGGCTCTGGGATTTTGGAGGTGACGTTTGAATGAGCAAAACAATTGAAATCGGCCCTTATAGCGCTTATGCCATTGCTGTAAAGCATGGATATGTTGGCACAGAAGAGGACTGGATTAAAGCGGTCGAAGCAGCTCGAAAGAGCGCGGAGACAAGCGCAGCCAATGCAAAACGGGAAGCGGACGGAGCTTCTACTTCTGCTGCTACTGCCACTGAACAGGCCGGAATTGCAACCACAAAAGCTGGCGAATCCGCTGCATCCGCTGATGCTTCTGCATCCAGTGCATCTGCCGCTGCAACCAGTGAAGCCAATGCAAAGAAATACTCGGAAGAGGCCGGGGCTAAGGCAAGTACCGATAAGACCCTGAGTATCGAAAACGCCCCTGCCGACGCAAAGGCTACCGGTGATGCTCTGGCGGGCAAAGCAGACTCCGTCGTTGCACATGACCTTTCTATTCCAATTACGGGGTGGCAAACAGACACAGAGGTCGCAGAGTACCCGCATTACATTGATATCACAGCAGATGTTACGTCCACGACTGTGGTATCTGTCAGCATCGACCCTGCAAGCGCAGGCGTAGCCGGTAAAGCTATGCTTGTAAACCCCGAAACTCGAACCGGAGCTATCCGTATCCGTGCACACAACATTCCGACTGCGGAAATTTCCGCCCGGTGGTATCCCATCAAGTATGGTGGTCAGTTCTATGGTGACGGCTCCATCTATTCAAACTTCCTGCTTGCGGCACATCCTGTGGGCAGTATCTATCAGACCATCAGCCCGGAAAACCCGGCTGTGACATTTGGCGGCGGCACGTGGGAAAAGATTGCGCAAGATAGGGTATTAATGGGTGCAAGCGATACGCATCCGGCTGGTACAACGGTAGAAGCAGGGTTGCCGAATATAAAGGCAGCGTTTGGCGGTACGCAAGTCGATGACGTTGGGCCAGCAACAGGCGCAATATATACCGTAACCAATTACAACGTTTTCCAGGAAGGAACTGGGTACAGCAAGATATCGCTGCGCTTTGATGCTTCCCGTTCCAACCCCATCTACGGCGCATCCAATACCGTCCAACCCCCGGCATACTTTACTTACACTTGGCTTCGTACCAACTGAAAGGAGAAACGATGGCACTAGGAGAACTCAAAAATGGCATTGGCCCTGATGCCTATGCTATCTATCAGCAAGTCCTTGCGGCGGTAGTCGAGCGAGACCACCCCGTGGGCAGTCTGTACATCAGCGAAACCCCCACCAGCCCTGCCGAGCTTTACGGCGGCACGTGGGAGCGCATCGAGAATTGCACTATCTGGGGCGCAAGCGATACACATCCGGCTGGGACAAAGCTGGCGGCAGGACTGCCGAATATTACTGGTGAATTGATTTCAAGACCATCTGGTTCGAGTGGTGCTGGCGGTTCTGTTACAGCTGGATACGGAGCGTTCAAGCTCATGCCCGCAGACGCAGGAGGTAACGACATTCCACTTTCTTTTCAGGGCGGGCTTACAAGTCCGGACAGAATCACATTTGACGCTTCAAATGTGTCATCAATCTACGGCGCATCCAATACTGTCCAACCCCCGGCATACTGTATGTACATCTGGCGCAGAGTGGCATAACCGAAAGGAGCACACATGAAAATTATCGACAGCAACGGCAACCACATGGAAAACCCCGACTTGACGAAAGGCTACCTCAAGCAGGAGACTCAGACCATCCACCACGATGCTGTGGCGGGCGTGGAAGAGGTCAGCCACTACGAGACCGAAACCTTGCCGGACGGAACCCCTGCAATTTATTATGACGCAGATGGTCGCGAAAAAGGCCGTGATGTCCGCAAGGTGGTGGACGTGCCCGGCGTGGCCGCACAGGAAGCCTACGACGAAGAGGTGGAGGTGCAGCGGTATGTGCTGTACACCGCCGAAGAGCTGGCTGCACAGGAAAAGGCCCGCAAGGAAGCAGAGGAAAAGGCACAGCTGCCCACCGCAGAAGAGCGCCTTGCTGCCCTGGAAGCGGCTATGCTCGACCTGCTGGCCGCACAGTAAAGGAGGATGTTATGGTTTTGTTTTATGTGACCCAAATCAAACTGCACCGTTTTGACGGCGCTTTTACCATCGACAACGTGCCTGACCGGTATAAAGATGCCGTTATGAAAAAGCTGACGGAGGAGGGATTTTATGAGGTGGAAAGTAATGCTTGACTTCCTGCGGGATATTTTCTCTGCCCTCTCTCACGCTGCCGGTGACAGCGCCGACAAGGAAGAGCCTGCCCCTGCACCGGACGTGCCCACAATGGACACCGTGACCGGGTGGGCAGGTGAGCCACCCTACCGGTACATTGACGTGAGCCGGTGGCAGGGCACTATCGATTGGGCACAGGTGGCGGCAGCGGGCTACAAGGGAGCCATGCTCAAGACCGTGAGCACTAACCGCAAGCTCTCCAAGCGGGCAGACGGCCTGTACATTGACCCGACCTTTGAAGCGAACTACCGCAACGCCCGGGCTGCTGGGCTGCACGTGGGCGTTTACTACTACACCTACGCCACCAGCGAAGCGATGGCCAATGCAGAGCTTGCCCTTGTGCGGGAAGCGGTGCGGGGCAAAGAGCTCACCATGCCCGTGTGCGTGGACGTGGAAGAAAACAAGCTCAAGCCCATGAGCACCCTCGACCTCACCAACCTCACCGCCTACGCGTTGGAACAGGTGGAAAAGATGGGCTTTTATGCCCAACTTTACACCTACACCGGCTACAAATACGAACTGGATATGGCCAGGCTGTCCTCCCGGTGGGACGTATGGCTTGCTGACTACACCGGCAAGACCCCAAAGGTGGATTTCAAGTACAATGCCCACCAGCACACCAGCAAGGGCAGCGTGCCGGGCATCTCCAGAACCGTTGACCTCAACGTGACCACCCTCAACTACCCGAAAATCATCCGCAAGAAGGGTCTGACCCGTCTTCGGGAGGGCGCATGAGCGATGCAATCATCGTAGCCATTATCACCGGTGGTCTGAGCCTGGGCGGTGTGATCGTCTCTAACAACCACACCGCCCAGAGCATGGATGCCAAACTGGACAAGCAGCAGGCTGTGACCGAAACCAAGCTGGAAGAGCTAACCCGCGAAGTCCGGGAGCACAACAACTTTGCCAAGCGCGTGCCGGTGTTGGAAGAGCAGATCAAAGTGGCAAACCACCGCATCGAAGACCTCGAAAAAGAGAAAGGAGAGTAATACATGGCAACAATCAATAACATTCTGGGCGTCATTCCCGCCCCTCTGGCCCTCGTGCTCATGCTGGGCGGCTTTGCGTTCTACGCCCTGGGCTGCATCCGGCTGGGCTACGGCGCGGCGGTCAAGGGCACTGTGTTCGACCTCATTGCAAGGGCGGAGCACGAGATTCAGGGCACCAAAAAAGGTGCGGAGCGAAAAGCCTGGGTGGCTCAGATGCTCCGCGCGGCCCTGGCTTCAAGCAAGTACGGAAAATTCATCTCGTGGGCCATTACCGATGAGACCATCGGGGTGATCATCCAATTTTTCTTTGATCGCATGAAAGCGGCGCTGGAAAAGCAGTAAGGAGGATATCATGGCAAGCACTACATATCTGCAACATGCGTTAAAATGGGCGGTTTTCGTGAATGAAGCCCGCTTTGACGGCGAAACGGTGACAAAACGTCACCATTTTGCCGTGCTTGGCAATATGGTGCGCAACGCCGGAGAGTTGCCGCAGCCTTTCTGGCTCGGTGCTGCCTGTGGCGGCGGCTCGTGTAGTGCTGCCCGCTGCGCTGCAAGGACTTAACCGACAGCAGATAACCGCCGCCATCAAAACCGCACCGCTTGGGAGGGTAGACCGTAAGATAGCTCTTTTGCGGTATGTTGAGCGGCTCCCGCTGCCGGACATTGCAGCGCAGACACATTACAGCCGGACGGCGGTAGGCTACCGGCTGAAAGGCATTGAAAAAATGCTGAATGTGTGGTACTATACTTTTAATTGGGTGCGTTTTCTTGTGAAACGCATTGAAGCGGCAGGCTTTCGGGTCTGCCGCTTTTCTTTTTGCACGAATTGTGGTATAATAATCTCAACAAATCCACCCGGCCTCTCGAAGAAGCGCATTAGAGTGGATATTTGATACAGTCTCCCGCCCGCCTACTAACAGTGCGTACCATGCGGGAGACGATTTTATATTATGAGGAAAAATATATGTGTGAATATTGTGGGATAAAACCTGCGTTTAAAAATAACATTTCGGGCCATTGCGTGTATGATAAAGAAGGAAGTCAAAGAGTTCTCGCTCACGGTGGAATGCACAGTGACCTTGTTATGGGGGTGGATGAAAACGGTGCTGTTTTTATAGAATCAGATGAGGGCGAAAACAACTTATGGTATCCATATTTTTGCCCAATTTGTGGGCGTAATCTGAAAAAATGAATAACCGTCCACTTAAAATATCTCGATTGAAAGGATCCGGCCTTTGTAGAGAGCGGCATTGCCTGTGGGCGGTTCCGCTCTTGATTTTTTGTCTTATTTGCACTAGTTTTGTTGAAACTCTTGTCTTGCAAGTCAAAACGTGATATTTTATTTTCGCTTCCAATGTGAAGCCCTTAACAGTTAAGCGCTCATGCGGATTTTTCCGTGTGGGCGCTTTTCTTTTTGCATAAAATAATCAAGCTTTAATCAAGGTCTAAGCAAGCTATTTTTTGTCCTTCGTTGTGCGTTCGTTGTCCTTCGATTTTTGCTGATGCGGTACACTGGGAGCACAAGGAGGGATGTATTATGAGCTATTATCCAGCACCCGGAGTGCCCTACGTTCCGCAGCAACCTGTCAATCCTTACGGCAGCATGGGCACGGTAGGTCTTTCCACTCCCCTGCCGAACACGCAGATGCAGCAGGCACAACCGCATACCCTCTGACCGACTGCAACTGCGCTCAGGCAACCGCTGAGAGCATCCACACTCGCACTCGCTACGCTACCCGTGTGGCAACGTCTGCGACCGGCACGGCCACATTCAAGTATCTTGGCTGCTTCTGCCGTTCCCACGCCGGTGCGCCCGCGTCCATTTCTTGAGGAGGTATAGATTATGGGCAAGACTAATTTTCGCCGCATGATGATGCTTCGCGACCACGACAAAAACCGTGAGCCGGAGCGCGACCGCCTTGAGGAAGAGCGTGACCGCAGGGAGCGTGAGATGGAACGCCGTCTGCGTAAGCTTGAAGGTGGCAACGACCGCTATCCCTATTATCCGCAGGAAGAGAACCGCTACATCGACCCCTACCCTATCCCCCGCTACCCTGACGTAGAGAATGGGCGCAGAATGCCGCAAATCGGCTTTTCGCAGAACGGCGACTGGGACAAGCGTTCTGGGCAGTATGAACGTGGCGGTGCAGACAGCCGCTCCATCAAGATGCCACGCCAGCATCTCACCCATGATGAAGCGGAAGAATGGTGCGACAGCATGGTGAATGCTGACGGCACGAAAGGCTGTCACTGGACGCTGGAACAGACACAGGACGTTGCGAAACAGCGCAATATCAACTGTGACCCGAACGATTTCTGGGCTGTCATGAACATGATGTACTCGGATTATTGTCAGGTCGCAAAACGTCAGTCCGTTGACACTCCGGGCTTCTACGCTGACATGGCAAAGGCGTTCCTTGAGGACACGGATGCCGCAGACGGCAAGGCATATCTCTACTGGAATTGCATTGCCGATAAGTAAAGAAGAACCCCTGTGTAGTTTTTAACGGCTACACAGGGGTGTTTTTCGCTTATCGGATTGTCGTTATTCCTCTATCTTTCATATACTCGATAAAATCTTCTGCTGGCATTCTCTCTGAAAGTTCTTTCATTGTGTATTGGCGTTTTTCCTCGACCCAATGCTTCTTTTCTTCGATACCAGACAAATCGTGGACTGTATACCATTGTGTTTTTGGACTATCAAGTCCATTTGAAAGAAATTGAACCTTAAACCAATCTGGACGCTTTCTTCGTTCAAACCAATTCAATTCGGAAAATTTTATCCATGCAATGTTTTTATAATTTCCTTCTTTTTTCCCTTTTCTCTTAAAATCATCTTTTATTTTCTTTAATCTAAAATAATAGGTTTCAACGCATTGGTTTGGCATATATCTTATACGCCAATCTTTATCCCGAAAGACCATCTTACCTTCGTATATGTCACCGCCTGTCCCATTGAGATACCAGTGCGATTCGTAGTGCCCTAACACTTTTTGTTCCATGTCGTCCACCATTTCAATATTTCACAGGCGGTTCAGGCAACGGCATCCAATATGTTATGTTATGGATTCTGCCCTCATCATCCCGCCACTCTTTGAACTGCTCATCGTAATTTGCTATAACAACATCAAAGGCAGATTCATCGAATCCGATAACACGCGGGTCTGTATCTCCCGGAACACTGTTCTTTGCACAAATCCAAGGGCTTGATTTTGGCACGTTTGATACATCGTAAGCACAATATCCGATGCATTGCGGATCGCCGTACTTCTTCATGTAATCTTCATTTCCGATTCGAGCCGCACAAACCATGTGGACATTTTTCCAACCGACACGGTCATCGTCCGTTGATTTGCTGTCGATAATAATATCTTCTGGGTCTAGTACTTTTCTTCCGATTGCAAGATTCCAGCTATTTACAACATACTGTTTCATTTGCCATTCGTTCAGAAAAGTTCTTGCTTCTTTCATGGCATCTGCCAAAGAACCACGATGAGGTCTATAAGCAATCATATGTCAGCCCTCCATACAACTTGACGTTTATCTTTTAATCAATTCCTTGATATACAGCGTTTCAAATTTTGTTAAATGAGGATACTCGTTTCGAGCCATCTTTTCTGCCTGTTTTTCAACACTCAAAATACTTTCAAAGTCATCATCTACATCAACAACATAGCACATACACTCATGGTCGTGCTTATCATTCCAACCTTCAAAAAGAGCAACAAACTTTTTCATGATGTATTTCCTCCTTAAATCTTAGTTTTTATTGTTTTGCTTAATTTCTTCTTCAACCACAATGTACGGAATGTTCTCCAAGGATGTCCTAAGTAATGCAATCACCGCTCTGCCAGATTTTCCGTCTGCCAGTTTTGATACATCTTTTAGCTTTTTTAAGACATCTTCTCGCTTCACATACTTACCCATTATGATTCTCCTTAAAACTCATCATTTCAAATAATGTGCCGGAGCATCTTTCATAAGAAGTAAAACAATCTGCTCGTACCGCTTATGCGCTTCTTCTGTAATGGCGCATTCCAACGCTCTCACATCAGAAAACTGTAAGTTTTCTGCAAGAATTTTGAGCGTTGAAGTTTGCTCTAACACTCCGTTTCCATTCTTGAACTCGTAAACACTCTTGCACAACGCAACTAAGTCATTGTCACTAACGTGCGTGATATAGTTGTTCATTTCTCCGTAAGTCATAGAAGTCTCTCCTAAATCTCAGCTTTTATCGGCATTTGTCATTGTGGCTTTACACCAGCGACATTCTTTTTCTTCTTTCGTGGACGAGATATATCCGCAGAGGCTGCATTTTACTCCTACTTCCACATCATGAATGTTCTTTGCGGCGATATATTCCGCCGTCTTTCCTTTGTTTGCGTTTGGTTTACACATTTTCTTTTCCATAATAGTCCTCCTAAATCCCAACTTCTAACGTCAATCCTCCAAGAAATACTCCTGATTCAGAACTTGATTTACAATTCGTTCTGTACATTCTTTTATGACAGTAGAAGCCGGAACGAAATCTTCATAATTTACTTTTTCGTATTGCACTCCTGCATATTCAAAGAATTTTCTTGAAAGCATTTCCGCATCCGCACGGCACAACGGCTTTAATTCGTATTGCAACGGAAACCTTCTCGCTAAGGCTTGGTCGAGCCTATCAAATCGGTTTGTCGTTCCGATTATAATGACGTTGTTCGGCAGTCTGTCCATCTCTTGCATGATTGCAATAACAACACGGTTCATTTCCCCAACGTCATCTTTCTGCCCACGAGCCATACCTACTGCATCTATTTCATCAAAGCAAAGAACGCAAGGCGTGGTTCTTACATAGTCAAAAATTCTTGCAAGGTTAGATTGTGTTTGACCCAAGTGCGAATCAACTAAACTTGAAAATTGAATCCTCAAAAAAGGAAGTTTTGCTTTATGTGCGATATACCTAGCCAGCATGGTTTTTCCACATCCGCTTTGCCCATAAAGCATCAATGCTGGCAAATAAGGAATGCCCATTTCGTTCAATTTTTCAGATGCTCGATAAATAGCAACGATTTTCTGCGTTATACTTTTTTCTTCGTTTCTAAGAAGGAATCTTGCTTCTGGAAATTCTTCTGTATCCTCTGCGATCAAAAGATGCTGTAAGTTATATGGCAATTCAATAAATTCTCTTTTGCTCTCCAACTTGCGAAACATATTTTCTTTGAACTGGTCATCTTTTTTGGATGATATAGAATTCAAAATAATTTTAACGGCTTTTTGCGCGTTTCGCATATCGCCATCGCAAACAAATCGAATGAGGCGTCGTTCACTATCATTCATCTAAGAAATCCTCCAATTCAATCTTCCCCTCTGCCGCTGCAACTGCCAGAGCGTACACGAACTGCCCAATCGTCATTCCGTGCCGTCTTGCTTCACGGTTGATGTACTTGCGCTCTTCCTCGCTCATAAGGATGGTAATGCGCTTTGAACGCTTGCCATCGCCACTTGCGACGCCCTGATGCGATTCCGGCATCGGGATTTTTTTCTTTGTCAAACCAGCTTCGGCTAGTGCGCCGGGAACATCGCCTTGTTCGATAAGACGTTGAACTTCCTTCGCCTGTTTCAGCTTCTTCGGCTTGCTTTCGCTTACTACGGCATTATTTGGCTGTATTTCGCTGTCTTTGGCTTGCTTCGGCTTAATATCGCTTAATGTCGCTTCATTAGGCTGTGTATGGCTGTCTGCGGCATCACTGGGCTTAATTTGTGCTTGTTCGGCTTCGTTCGGCTTTGCTTGGCTTACTTCTTCTTCCTTTGGCTCACTTCGGCTTAATGGCTGTTCCGAAAAAATAGGCTGAAAATCAAACCCGCCAAGCAAGCCTGTGGATTTTTTGCTGGTTGATTTCATTCCTCTTCCTCCCAATCTTCATCTTCGAAGTCTGGTACAGCCGGTAAAGACTTCCAATGTGTAATGTTGTGCAATTTCCCATCTTTGCCTATCCACTTTTTAAGACCTCTTTCGTATCTTACGATTTCTACATCGTATTCGTCTTCACTAAATCCAATAACGTATTTGTTTGATTCATTTGGAAGTTTGTGCTTCGACTGCGCCCACTGATTCTCGGAAAGCTTTTCTTTCAGTTTTTCACAGTATTTTTTAGCGAGGTATTGCTGAGTATTATATGCAAGCTCTTTTTCTTCATCCGACAATTCATTAAATGAAACACCAAGATCTAAGAAATAAACCCGTCTTATATCTTCGATGCACGTCATTTCTACAAGGTGCGGGTATATATCATTCATTTTTATCCCCCTCTACAATTTTTTGCGCCAACGCCTTGAAATCCTCTGCGCTGGTACTCTTTGCCGTGTCACCGCTAAACAGGCTGTGCCGCTCTGCCTGCGCTTTACGAACGCCCATAGACGGTCTAATCTTCACGTTCAGCAGCGTTGTGCCCATGCTCTGTGCAATCACAGGAAGCTGCTCCACAACCTCTTTGGACAGGTTCTCTCTGCTTTTGTACTGGTTCAAAAGCAGACCTTCAATCTTCAATGTCGGATTGAAATATCTGCGAACATCGCCGATGGTCTGCGAAAGCTGGCTCAAACCAGCCAGTGCGTATCGGTCTGCTGTGATGGGAACGATGATGCTGTTGGCTGCGATCAGTGCGTTCACAAGCGCAAGACCAAGCTGCGGTGGAGTGTCCAACACAATGTAATCATACTGCTCAGATACGCTTTCAAGGGCTTCTCGTAGCCGAAAGTTCTTGCCCATGTCTCGGACAAGCTGCTCGTCAATGTCCTTCAATGCGTTATCAGACGGCAGAATGTCACCAGCTTCACAGTGCTGAATTCCTTCCTCTACTGTTCCTTGTCGGGTCATCACGTCAAACAGGGTGCATACGTCCTCTGTCTGTGCGCCGTAGGTGTCCGTTGCGTTGCACTGGGCATCGCAGTCCACCAGCAGGACTTTCTTGCCAAGCAACTGCAACGCACCAGCCAGACAGGTGCTTGTAGTAGTCTTTCCTGTGCCGCCCTTCTGGTTGGCGACAGCTATGATTTTTGCCATTTTATCACTCTTTCTTTATTCTTTCGGTGGTTTTGGTAAAGGCATCCAATGAGTTACGTCTTCAAGGACTTCTCTATCCCCCCATTCATCGAGAGAATCTGTTTTCCATTGCCTTTTTCCGAATCTGTCTTCGGTTAAATACCCAACATCAACGTACCCTTCCGTAAAAACAATTACGTTTTCCAATTCTTCTGGCAACTGATTCTTTACGCTTATCCAAGCTGGATAGCTGTCTGGCACTTCAAAGCTATCTGCGTCAATAGAATCAAGACAAGTCCCAATTCCACAAAGATACTCGCTGTCATTCGGACGATGAAGTACTTCCACTTCGTTGTAATGGTTTTGCAGATAATCTCTTAGCTTGTCTGCATCAATCAGTCTCATACCTTCTCCTTTCTGCATCATCTGCTCAATGTGCTGTATCTGACTACTTTTGCAATGCGTCAATCTCATAGAAAGCCGGAAGATACTCTTCAATCGCGCCGTCTTTCTTCAAGCTACCAATCAGATACCGCTTCGGGTGGTCAGGCCAAGGGTCACGGTTGATTGAAAGAATATCCGCACACGCAGCCTTTACGATGTCATAGACCGCATCTCTCCGCTTTGGCAGCTTGATAGA